GATGCATTAGGATATACTCCTGCAGATGCAGCAACAACACTTACTATCAATGGTACAACTTACGATTTAAGTGCAAATAGAACTTGGAGTGTGGGTACAGTTACTTCAGTAGCTGCATTGACATTAGGAACAACAGGCACTGATTTAAGTTCAAGTGTAGCTACGGGAACAACAACTCCTGTAATTACATTGAACGTACCTACAGCAAGTGCTGCTAATCGTGGAGCATTAAGCGCTGCTGATTGGTCAACATTCAATACTAAGGTAGGAGGTGTTACAGCAAGTAGTCCATTAGCTTCAAGCGGTGGTTCTACTCCAAACATTACAATTCAACAATCAAGTGGTAGTCAGGATGGGTATTTAAGTTCAACTGATTGGACAACTTTTAATAATAAACAAACAGCAGGTAATTATATTACAAGTTTAACGGGTGAGGCTACTGCTTCAGGACCGGGTGCTGCTGCAGTGACTTTAAATAACGCATCTGTTACGGCTAAGGTCTTAACAGGTATTAATATTACAGGCGGTACTGTTCAGGCAACTGACACAATGCTTACAGCGTTTGGTAAGCTACAGAACCAAATCAATGGCTTAATTGGTAGTACAATATACCAAGGTACTTGGAACGCTTCAACCAACACACCTGCATTAGCAAGTGGAGTTGGAGTAAGAGGATATTATTACATTGTATCTGTGGCAGGTAATACAAATCTTGATGGAATCACAGATTGGTTTGTAGGTGATTGGGCTATATTTGATGGTACAGCTTGGCAACAAGTAGATAATACTGATGCTGTAGTAAGTGTAAATGGACAGACAGGTGCTGTTAGCTTAACTACTGACAATATTCCTGAAGGAGCCACTAATCAATATTATTTAGATAGTAGAGCACGTGCAGCTTTAAGTTTTACTGCAGGTAGTGGTGCTTACAATAGCACAACAGGTGTTATTACTATACCAACTAATACAAATCAGCTTACTAATGGTGCATCGTTTATAACATTAGCTTCATTGAGTGGAACATCTCCTATTCAGTATAACAATACTACAGGTGCTATTAGCATTACTCAGGCAAGTGCAGCAAGTAATGGATTCTTATCAAGTACTGATTGGAATACTTTTAATAATAAGCAAAACGCTTTAACTAATCCAATAACAGGAACAGGAACAAGGTCAATATATTATATACCTGTTTTTAGTGGTAGTGATAGTACAATAGCAAATAGTTTATTACAATCTAATGCTTCAAGTGTTTTTATAAACCAAGAGAATACTTATATAGGAATAGACGCACAACTTAATACAAGATTAGGTTTTGTTAAAAAAGGTGGGTTTACTCCATTTATTGGATATGCTTCAAGTCCTTTTATTATTTCTTCAACAGCAGGTACAAGTATTGATGCTTCAAATACATTTGTTACAAGATTTTCAATGGATTTGAATGGCAATGCTACATTCTCAAATTTCTTAGGTGTAGGTGCTAATCCTACAAATGGTAAATTAGAAGTTCAACAAGGTGCAACTTCGGCTGCGTTATGGGTTCAAACAGGAGGAACAACATCTGCTTTTACTATTGCAGATTTTAGAACAGGAACAAATTTATCTGCATTTAACATATTAGGTAATGGAACTTCTGTTTTTAACGGTAATGTTGGAATCGGAACGAGTAATCCGAGTGGTGCTTCAGGTCTTGCTTTAGTATTAAATAGTGGAGCAAATCAAGGTAGAATATGTATTAAGACAAGTGCTACAGGAGATGCAAGTGGTGATGGATTACAAATTCTTATGTCCGGATTAGAAGCTTCAATTGAGCAAAGAGAAAATGCTGATTTAACATTTGCTACTAATGCAGTAGAAAAAATGAGAATCAAAAACGATGGTTCAGTGGGAATCGGAACTGATACTCCTCAAACTTTATTACAAGTTGGACTTTTTAGCGGTAATAACGCAATTACAATAGGAGCCGGAACTTCCGGTGTATCAAGTTTATATTTTGGAGACGGAACAGGTTCGTCTTTATTTAGAGGATTTATTGAATATCAACATAATGGAGATTTTATGCGTATTGGTACTTCAAGTACTGATGCAATGAGAATAACAAGCAGTGGCGATGTTGCAATAGGAGACACATCTGCTTCTGCAAATTTATGGGTAAAAAATAGCGGAACAGGTAATTTATTTGGTGTTAGAAATACAAACGCTTCTTTTGCTGCAACAATTGGATTTTTTGGCGCAGATAGAAATACAACAAATAATAGTTTTTACTACATTGATTGTTATAACTATGGAGCAGGAAATTATAGATTTAGAGTTGCCGATAGTGGTGCTATAACATCTGCAAGTAGTGTAACGGCAAAATCATCTATAACAGTATCTAATAATGGAGGTGAAGCTGCAATACTTTCAGCAGTTTCAGCTTTTGCAGATGGATATAGAGCAACATTAAGACTTTGGAATCAACATACAGGCGGGAAGGCTTGGGAATTGTATTCTACAAATGTTGCTGATGGTGCTTATGGAGCAGGAAAATTGGTTTTTGTAAATTCAACTGATTCTACTTCAGCAAAACTTGCTATCACAAGCGGTGGTAACGTTGGAATCGGAACAGCTACACCTACAGATTTACTTACATTGTACAGAAATGAAAATCAAGATAATGTATTTAGTATTTATCAAGGAACGGGAGGTTATGCTACTTCAATTAAATTAATTGGTGCAAATGATGACGGAGCAAGATATAATAACATTGGTTCTTATACAAATGGAGGCAATACGCATTGGTTAATTGGAGGTGGAGCAGTAGCAAATACTATGATATTCTACACCAATAACAATACCGAAAGAATGAGAATAACATCGGGAGGTAGTATATTAATCAATACTAATTCAGGTGTTACAGGTGGTGGTGCTTTACAAGTAAACGGAAACGTAAACATTAACGGAGTATTTCAAATTAATGGAGTAACTATTGGAGGCGGTGGTGGTAGTGGTGTAACAGGTAGTGGTACTACTAATTATATGACTAAATGGACAGGTTCTACTACTTTAGGTAATAGTATATTTCAAGATAATGGAACGAATGCTTCTATTAATGGCGGTATTTTATCATATATTAAATTATATATTGCTGATGAAGGTTCAATCATAACAGGAGGTAATGCAATTGCAGGTACAAATATGAAAGGGGTAATGATTGAAAATACTATTAATGGTGATGAGTCAATAGGTTTATGGTTTAGAACAGGAAGTAATCACTTATCAGGTATTTCAGGACAAAGAAATAATTCTTTGACAGGATGGGGTACTGATTTAAGATTTTATACGCACGAGAACAATACTGCAAACTTAACATTTACAAGAGAGAGGATGAGAATAACATCTGAAGGTCTTGTAATTATTGGTTATAATCCAAGCAATGAAGCTCAAAGATTATACGTAACACATACAAATACTGCTGTATATAATCCTAATGGGTATAATGGAGTAAATGGATTAATGACAATGCAAACAGGTAATGGAACAAGTGCTTATTCTACAATAAGATTTGCAGGTGGTGGTTCTCACGAAGGATTATTTGGTACAGTTCAAGAAGCAAGTGGTATTGCTACTTTTATATGGCAAAACTATAATGGAGGAAACTATGGTGAAATAATGAGATTAGCAGGTGCTACAAGAAATGTTTTAATTGGAACTACTACAGATGCAGGATATAAACTTTATGTTAGTGGAACTGTTGGTTCAACAGGAGGATTCTTTGATTTATCTGATAATAGATTGAAAACTTTAATTTCAGATAATCATAAAGTTAAAGGAATAGAAAATGTAAGTGCTAAACTATATATTAAAAATGGCAAACAAGAATTAGGTTATTATGCACAAGATTTAAAAGAAATATTACCAAGTGCAGTGATAGAAGGTAATGATGGTTTCTTATCATTATCTTATAGTCAAGTACATACTGCTAAGATATCAGTTATAGAGAGTGAAATTGATATTCTTAAAAATAAAGTATCTGAATTAGAGTTTAAACTTCAAAAATACGAAGCATAATGCCTTGGAGTACTTTAGCATCAAACCAAGCGGTAAGTTTTAATAACTTGCAAGATGCAGTTAATACAGGAGTATTTACAGCTAAAACTACTATTCCTGTATCCACTGAATGTATTACAAAGACAGATGCTGATACATATGTAAATATAAATACTTCTAATCCGGGATATGTTGCAAAAGCATCCAATCAATTAGTAGTTAAAGATGATTTAAGTAGCGGAGCCGCTCCTACTTATATTACTATTTCAAGTGGCTTATATCCTGTAACAGGACCTAATACTACAATCACAGGGTATATTTGGAATAATACTGCTTCTGATATTTATGTTGTATTAGTGTTTAATAGTGGTGGTCAAGGTAGTGGTTCTATTGCTCAAAATGTTGATACTTTAAATGTATATGTACCGGGTACAATAAGAACAATATCAGTATATGGAACTATAACAGGTTTTGGTACTACTTTGACTTCTGCAACTAATTCTCCGTCTATTAATGGTATAATTACTATTGCAGCAAATAGCGCTCCGTATTTTTTTATAGATAAATTTGACGGATTTGGTAGCGGTTCAACATTAAGAATATATTATAGTACTATTTTTGGAGGGCCATATTCTCCTATTCCTGTATAATAATTTAAAATAAAATAAAAATGAAAACAATCGAACCTGTGGTATTCCCACTAAATTTAGGAACGGCAACAATCCTTAACGCTTATTGTATTAATGACAATTTAAGTACTTCAGCTACTTTTTACTATGCACTTTTAACTGACACTCAAAGTCAATTACAACAAGGTAATTTAACAATGACAGGCGAAGTTTACGATAATTGGGCTACAAATGACTACGCTTATAATTGGGTAGCTACTGAAATTGATGTTACTATTACAGGTGATTATGTACCTCCTGTACCTCCCGAACCTACACCTGAACCAACACCTGAGCCTGAACCAATTGTTGAAGAAACTATTTCTTAGTTCAATAAATATTCATTACTTTTACATAACTATGGAAAAGCATAGTTATATTAAAATCTAATCAAATGGAAAACAAAAAAAAGTACAAAGAGTTGATTGCTCTTATCAATCAAATGAATTTTGTTATTGGTAAAGCTGAGACAAAAGTTCAAAAGAAACTTCAGAAAATTTACGAAAAAGTAAAGTCTCATCACGAGTCGTATAATGCTCAACGTGAAGAATTACGTTTGGACAATGCTGCAACTGACGATAAAGGTGTTCTTTTAACTGATGAAAAAGGAGAATACAAGTTTAATAAAGAAGGTGTTAAGAAGTTAACTAAGGATATTGAGACTTTAAATGAAAAAGAATTTGAGTTCAAACCTATTGAGGTTGTTAATACTCAGGGATTAGAAGATTTACATTTCCTTGAAGAGTGGACAAGTGGTATTACATTTAATGAAAAAGAAGCTGAGGAGGAATTATAATGGACATTCGTAAAATATCAATAGGGCCTGACTACAAGGGTGGTGCTATGCACTATATTGTAGGGCAGAAAATCCTTAATGATAGCAACGAGATTCATCTAATTAGGATTAATCCTGAGAAAGAATCTATTCAGATTTACATTATCAATGAGAAGGCGGAGGTGGTGCTTTGGAAAGAGTTCACCTCCACCATTCCTATATCAATTGAATATAATATCAACATCTAATGAGGTCGCCATTCTATTTCATAGCCAAACCGGTTAATGGAAAAAGGTACGATAATACAAAAGAGATAGGAGGCATTGACTTTATTGTCAGCACCTCTGAGGAAGACCACAAGTTCTCCAATCGATTTGCAGAGGTCGTTGAACTACCATTGGGCTACAACGGACCTATTGAACCCGGAGATATACTACTTGTACATCATAACGTATTTAAGTTCTATAACGATATGCGTGGTAGACAAAAAAGCGGCAAGTCATTTTTTAAAGATGACCTATTCTTTATTGAGACCGAGCAATTTTTTATGTATAAAAAAGGTTCCACGTGGAACGCTTATGATAGGTTTTGCTTTGTCAAGCCTATGGGCGTTACTGAAAGCTACATAAAGAAGCCGTTTTCTGAAGAGCCTCTAATGGGTATAATGAAGTATCCTAACGAGTATTTACTTGAACGTGGCATAAAGGAAGGAGATATGATATGCTTCAGCCCTGATAGTGAGTATGAGTTTACGGTAGACAATGAGAAATTATATAGAATGTATGACCATCAAATAACAATGAAGTTATGAACAGTGATACAAAAGCAATAAAATTAAGAATTATAGAGGCAGGATATAAAGCTGTCAATCATCTTGTTAAGGTAGCAGAGGAAGATATTATTAATACCGAATCGGATAATGGTGACGTATCTGCAGACAAGATGAAGAATGCAGCAGCAGCTAAGAAGTTAGCTATATTTGATGCCTTTGAAATATTAAGCAGAATAGAGGCGGAGAAAGAAAATCTTGACTCCGCAGACAGAGGAATAAGTAAAACAGATACAAAACAAGGATTTGCAGAAAGAAGGTCAAAACAATAGTCTGTGCCGTGTACTTGTAGATTACATACCGGCAGCCGTCATATCTAATAAGAATAGAGTGAGGTCGTGGCTATATGGATACAACGACCAATATGACGTTGTTGTTATTTCAAAAACAGGTCAAATAGGGGATATAATAGAGATAGAAGGATTGCGTATAGCACTTCCTTTAGCTCCTTATAAGTGTCTTCAAAGACACTCCACTAAGGCTGAACAGTATTGGGAGCGTCAAGATTTACCCAAAGAGTTAGCCAAGATACAATCCATATTTCAATGGAATCAAAAACCAAAAGAGTTTAAAGACAGATGGGTAGACTATATCGAGAAAGAGTTTGACTACCGTGAGCAAGGTTTTTGGTTTATGAATAACGGAGTCAAAACCTATATCACAGGCTCTCACTATATGTATTTGCAATGGTCGAGTATTGACGTTGGTTATCCTGACTTTCGTGAGGCTAACAGAATCTATTGGATATTTTGGGAGGCTTGTCGTGCTGACCCAAGGTCATTTGGGATGGTCTATCTTAAGATTAGACGTTCGGGATTCTCATTTATGTCATCTTCAGAGTGTGTGAATATAGGCACCCTCGCACGTGACGCACGTATAGGCATTTTGTCTAAAACGGGTGCTGATGCTAAAAAGATGTTCACTGACAAGGTTGTGCCTATTAATAGCAGACTCCCATTCTTTTTTAAACCTATTATGGATGGTATGGACAAGCCAAAGACTGAGTTGGCCTTTAGAGTTCCTGCTGCAAAGATTACTAAGAAAAATATGTACGAGTCTGATGACAATGAGATTGATGGACTTGACACTACAATAGATTGGAAGAATACAGACGACAACTCTTATGATGGAGAGAAGCTATTATTTTTGGCGCACGATGAAAGTGGTAAGTGGACTAACCCTGTAAACATTAAAGAGAATTGGCGTGTAACTAAAACTTGCTTAAGATTAGGTAGCAAGATTATTGGCAAGTGTATGATGGGCTCTACCTCAAATGCCTTATCACGTGGAGGGCAGAACTTCAAAGATATTTACGAACAGTCTAATGTAAAGAATAGAAATGCCAATGGACAGACTAAGAGTGGCTTGTATGCCATATTTATCCCTATGGAGTGGAATATGGAAGGCTTTATTGATAGATATGGTCATCCTGTGTTCCGTAAGCCTGAAGAGCCTTTAATGGGCGTTGATGGCAATTGGATTAAGAATGGAGCCATTGATTATTGGGAAGCAGAGGTTGACTCTTTAAAGAGTGACGCTGATGCACTGAACGAGTTCTATCGTCAGTTCCCACGTACAGAGTCTCACGCATTTAGAGATGAGAGCAAGCAGTCACTATTTAATTTAACTAAGTTATATCAGCAGATTGATTACAATGACTCAATGATTAAAGAGCATTATCTAACTCGTGGGTCATTCTCTTGGAGAGATGGCATAAGAGATACTGAGGTAATATGGACACCTGATACACGTGGTAGATTTCTTATTAGTTGGGCACCACCAAAACATATGCAAAACAATGTGCACATACGCAACGGAGTTAAATATCCCGGAAACGAGCACCTTGGTTCATTTGGTTGTGACTCGTATGATATATCAGCCGTAGTAGGTGGACGTGGTTCTAATGGTGCATTGCACGGTATGACTAAGTTTCATATGGACGATGCGCCTGTTAATGAGTTTTTCTTGGAGTATGTTGCTCGTCCACAGACGGCAGAGATATTCTTTGAAGAAGTCTTGATGGCTTGTATATTCTACGGAATGCCTATCTTAGTGGAGAATAATAAACCAAGGCTTTTATACCACATTAAAAATAGAGGATATAGAGGCTTTTCTATTAATAGACCTGATAAGCAGATGGCTAAATTAACTAAGACTGAGCGTGAGTTAGGAGGTATTCCGAACTCATCAGAAGATGTTAAGCAAGCGCACGCTTCTGCCATTGAGTCGTATATAGAAAAGTTTGTTGGGTTAGATTTAGAAGGGAAATATAGAGACCCTGAGGAGATGGGGACAATGCCATTTACAAGAACACTTGAGGATTGGGCAAAGTTTGACATCAACGACAGAACAAAGTTTGACGCTTCTATTAGCTCGGGATTATGTATAATGGCCAATCAGAAGCATTTGTATGTGCCTGAGAAAAAAGAATCGAAATTAATTATTAACTTCGCTAAATATAGCAATGAAGGAAAAACAAGTCAATTGATTAGATGAAAAATGTAGCAATCGAAATAAATAGTGTGTCCTTTCCAAGTCAGTTAGCTACTGACGCAGAAAAGGCATCTGACACATTTGGTTTACAAGTGGGTCAGGCCATCCAATATGAATGGTTTCGTAAAGATGGAAACGCCTGTAGATACTATAGCCAATGGAGAGATTTCCGCAGATTACGATTGTATGCACGTGGAGAACAGTCTATTGCAAAATATAAAAATGAAATTGCTATTGATGGTGATTTGTCTCATTTAAACTTAGATTGGACACCGGTTCCTATCCTTCCTAAATTCATTGATATTGTTGTAAATGGTATGTCTGATAGACTTTTTAAAGTTAAGACCTATGCACAAGATGCAATGTCTCAAGCTAAGAGAAGCAAGTATCAAGATATGATTGAGGCTCAGATGGTATCAAAAGACATATTAAGCACTATCAAAGAGAAGACAGGCGTTGATACTTTTATGATGGACCCTGAGGAGCTTCCTGAAACTGACGAAGAATTATCATTATATATGCAGCTTAAGTATAAGCCTGCTATTGAGATTGCAGAAGAAGAAGCAATCAATACCATATTTGATGAGAATCACTATGACGATATTAGAAAAAGAATAGACTACGACATTGCTGTTGTAGGTATTGGCGTAGCTAAGCACGAGTTCTTATTAGGGACAGGTGTTGAGGTTTCATATGTTGACCCTGCTAATATTGTGTATAGCTATACTGAAGACCCATTCTTTAAAGATTGTTTCTATTGGGGAGAGATTAAGACGCTTCCTATTATGGAATTAATGAAGATTGACCAAAGTCTTACAAAAGAAGATTTACAAGAGATAACTCAATATAGCCAAGCGTGGTATGATTATTATAACGTGGCTCAGTTTTATGAGAATAGCTTATTCAATAAAGACACTTGTACTTTAATGTACTTTAATTATAAAACATCTAAGAAGGTAGTTTATAAGAAGAAGAGACTTGAAGGCGGTGGCTCTCGTGTTATTGAGAAAGATGAGACTTTTAACCCTCCTGTTGAAATGATGGAGGAAGGCAACTTTGAGAAAATAGAAAAGACTATTGATGTTTGGTATGAAGGTATTATGGTAATGGGTACCAATATTTTATTGCAGTGGAAGATGTCTGAGAATATGGTTCGTCCTAAGTCAGCTTCTCAGCACGCTTTACCAAACTACGTTGCTTGTGCACCTCGTATGTACAAGGGCGTTATTGAGTCATTATGTAGAAGAATGATACCATTTGCTGATTTGATTCAAATCACGCATTTGAAATTACAACAAGTTATTGCTCGTACTGTACCTGATGGTGTCTTCATCGATGCTGATGGATTGAACGAGATTGACTTAGGAACAGGTAATGCATACAATCCTGAGGATGCCTTAAGATTATACTTCCAAACGGGTAGTGTAATTGGTAGAAGCTATACTCAAGATGGTGAGTTTAACAATGCAAGAGTACCTATTACTCAGCTTAACTCAAGCTCAGGTGCGGCTAAAACTCAAATGCTTATTACCAATATGAACCATTATATCGATATGATTAGGTCTGTGACCGGTCTTAACGAGGCAAGAGATGGTTCAAATCCTGACCCTAATTCATTGGTTGGGTTACAGAAATTGGCTGCATTAAATTCAAATACAGCGACAAGACATATCCTTGATGCTTCTTTGTACATTTATCGTTCATTAGCTGAGGCATTAACCTATAGAGTAGGTGACATTCTTCAGTATTCTGACTTTAAAGAAGAGTTTGCTAATCAAATTGGAAAGTACAATGTATCTATCTTAAATGATATTAAGGACCTTTATATTTATGACTTTGGTATATTTATTGAGATTTCTCCTGATGAAGAGCAAAAAGCACAGCTTGAAGCTAATATCCAAATGGCATTATCTAAAGGTGACATTAACCTTGAGGATGCAATTGACATTCGTGAGATTCGCAATCTTAAGTTAGCTAATCAGTTATTAAAGATGAAGCGTATTAAGACTCAAGAGCAAAAAGAGAAAATGCAAATGCAACAGCAAGCAATGATTTCTCAACAACAATTGAAGTCTCAGGAGTTGGCAGGACAGGTGGCAATGCAGAAAATTGAAATGGAAACAAGGTCTAAAATGCAAATTAAACAAGCTGAAGTTGCATTTGAAATTCAAAGAACTGAAGCTGAAGCCAAATTAAAATCTCAATTAATGAGAGAAGAGTTTGACTACAATATGCAACTTAAGGGTATTGAATCAAAAGAAATTACTGATAGAGATAAGATGAAAGAGGATTTAAAATCGCAAAGAATTAGTCAACAAAACACCGAGCAATCTAAGTTAATTAATCAAAGAAAGAACAATCTTCCTCCTATGAGCTTTGAATCAAACGAGGATAGCTTAGATGGATTTGACTTAGCGGAATTTGAACCTCGATAAAATGTCGAAATTTTTATCTATTTTTGTATAAATTAAATCAAATCAAATGGAATTAAAAGTTAGAGCGTTAGACGTAATTGAACCAAAGAGTGTTCAAGAAGTAGAACAACAATTACTTGAGAAGCACGAAGAGTCGTTAAATCAAGAAAACAACCAAGAAGAGGAGCTGCAAGAAAATAATGCTGAGCCACAAGTAAACGAGGTTGAATTAAAAGACGAAGATGTTCTTTCATATATTGGCAAAAGATACAATAAGCAGATTAATTCATTAGATGATTTAGTGGCTGAGCGTAAAGAAGCTGAGCAACTACCTGAAGATGTAGCTGCTTTTATGAAATACAAGAAGGAGACAGGACGTGGTTTTGAAGACTTTGTTAAATTATCAAAGGACTTTGAAGCAATGGACCCTGACCAACTTCTTAAAGAATACCTTGCTTCCACACAGGAAGGTCTTGATAGTGATGACATTGAGACATTAATGGATGAGTATAAGTTTGACGTTGAGTTAGACGATGAGTCAACCGTTAAAAAGGCAAAAATCGCAAAGAAGAAAGTTCTTGCTGAAGCCAAGAAATACTTCAATTCCCAAAAGGAACAATATAAAATGCCGCTTGAGTCAAGAATGGGATTTGTTCCGGATGCAGAAAAAGAAGTGTACGAAAGCTATAAGCAATATACCCAACAGGCAAAGACCATAGAAGAGGAGAACAATCGTAAGCGTCAATGGTTTGACCAAAAGACGAACGAAGTTTTTAACGGAGAGTTCAAAGGTTTTGAGTTCAGTGTTAATGACAAGAAGTTCACGTTTGCTCCGGGAGACGCCAATGAGTTGAAAAAGAACCAAGCAACACCACAAAACTTTATAAACAAGTTTTTGGATGACCAAGGTTTAATGAAAGACGCATCAGGTTATCATAGGTCTTTGGCAATAGCAATGCATCCTGAAAAGTTTGCTAAGTACTTCTACGAACAAGGATTAGCTGACGCCACAGATGATGTTACTCGTAAAATCAAGAACATCAATATGTCTGAGCGCAAAGCTCCTGAAGTAGGAAAGGCTACAGATGGAATGCAGGTGAAAGCGATAAACCCTGATTCAGGACGAAACCTGAAAATTCGCAGCATAAAAAAAATATAAACATTAAAAATTAATTAAAATGGCAGGTTCATTATTAAGTAACCCTACCTTTGCGTTGCAGCCGAGTGCTGAGCAGGTAGCCTTACAAACTAACTACATTACCAACTTTAATTTCTTGAATCAGTATCTTCCTGATACTTATGAGAAGGAATTTGAGCGTTATGGTAACAGAACAATTGCATCTTTCTTACGTATGGTAGGAGCAGAGATGCCGTCTAATTCAGACCAAGTTAAATGGGCAGAACAAGGACGTTTACACATTAAGTACACTAATATTACTTCAGCAGCAGCAGCAGGTGCGGCAACAGCAACTTTCACTGTAGCTGATAGTGGTGTAACTTACATCGCAATCCGTGTTGGACAAACTGTTATGATTCAGAATAACACTTCAGGTGTTTTCAACAAAGCAATCGTTACAGCAGTTCCTTCAGCAACTACTTTCACAGTAGCTTACTATGAGACTGCAGGTCAAGCATTTGCAGTTTCTACTCAATGTACTGTATTTATTTACGGTTCTGAGTTCAAGAAAGGAACTAACGGAATGATTGGTTCATTAGAATCTGAAGATAGCATCTTCTCTAACAACCCTATTATCATCAAAGATAAGTATGCGGTTAACGGTTCTGATATGGCTCAAATCGGTTGGGTAGAAGTAACTACAGAGAATGGTGCTACAGGATACCTTTGGTATTTAAAGAGTGAGCACGAAACTCGTTTACGTTTTGAAGATTACTTAGAGACTTCAATGATTGAAGCAGTTCCTGCTGCATCTTCTTCAGGTGCTGCAACTGCAGGATACATTGGTTCTGAGGGTATCTTCTACGTAGTAAACAACCGTGGTAACGTATGGGGTGGTGGTACTCCAACAACTTTATCTGATTGGGATTCTATCGTTTCTCGTTTAGATAAGCAAGGTGCTATC